GAAAAATAATTAATTTTGTTTCTTTATATTTATATAATTTTAAATAAATTTGATATTTATTTAAAATTATATCTGTTATTATTAATAATATGTATAAAAAAAAAATATTTAACGATGATATTTATTATACACAAATTCTTACTGATAAAGAACAATTAGAACCAAAAAATGTTTTAACTAATATTAATAACGAATTATTAGATAAAATTAAAGAAAAATTAGAAGGTAAATGTTCCAAATTAGGATATGTTCAAAAAGGATCAGTTAAAATTTTAGAAAGAAGTATAGGTAGATTAGATTCTTCTCATTTTTCAGGTAATGTAATTTTTGATTTAAAAATAGAAACTAAAATATGCAATCCAACCGAAGGTGACATTATTAAATGTAAAGTTATTGGTAAAAATAAAATGGGAATAATGTGTTTAAAAGAACCTTTGTTAATATGTTTATCTAAACTACATCATCAAGATATTTTAGAAGATTATGGTTCTATTGAAAAAGATGATATTATAAATGTTGAAGTTATTTGCTCTAGGTTTGAATTATATGATACTGAAATAAATATTATTGCTAAATTAGTTAACAAATAAATTAAGATTATTTTATCTTTTTTTTTTATATATATTATATAATGGTTAATAAAGAAAAAGAATCATCAATATCTATAAAAAAAAAAGAACAATTAAAAAAAAAAATAAATAATTTAGATTACAATGAACAATGTGAAATATTTAATATTATACGAAAAGATACAGATAAAATATCAGAAAATAATAATGGAATATTTATTAATTTAAAATATTTAAAAGATGAAACTATTGAAAAATTATTTAATTTTGTTATTTATTGTGAAAAAAATAAAATTATTATGAAGGTAGATGAGGAAAAATATCAAGCTGAAATTTTAAATAATGTATGTAATATAGATATTGATAATTCAAAAAAAAATATTTCTTCTGATTTTGAAAGTAATAAATCTAATTATAGCGAAATAGAAGATGATCTATCAGAAGGTTATCAATGTTACATTATTGAAAATGACAATTATTTTAAAAATAATAAAAATAAAGATATCAATACTGATAAATTTTCATTTAAAACATATATAGATAAATTATCCGTGACTACTCAAAAAGCATTTAATGAAAATAATGAAAAAAAAATACCTACACTAAAAACCAAAAAATTAAAATTCACAGGTGTAAAAGCTCGAATTATGAATAGATGTAGAAATATAAATAGAAATACTACACAAATATGGAAAAACAAATTCAATAAAACTAATTGTAATAAAAATATTGAACATATAATAGATGATACTATAAGTGAATTAGATAAAGTTAGTTATAATTCTGATATAGAATATGATCCAGATAATGATAGTTATTATAATGATAAGGAATCATATATAAGTAATGAATTACAAGAAGATATAATTTAAATAAATAAACTAAAAGATAATTAAAATAAAATAATTTGATTTATTTAAGGATATATTTATGAATATTAAATAAATACTATTTATGAATATTAATAAAATTTTCAATAAAAAAATTTATGATATAATTAAAAATTTATCTAATAATACAACAAAATTAATAGACCCATTGACAAATATTGAAAACGATAAATACACTCAAAATAAATGTATTATAGATATTAAAAATAATCTTGAAAAAATTAAACAAAAAAATAATATATTTACTCTATGCACAATTTTAAAAAATATACAAAATAAAACGTCTTTTAATATCCAAAATAATAATGGCACTCAAATTAATAATCAAATATGTAGTGAAAATGAAAATAATAATGATAACTATATCGAAAACAATATCAAAATTAATATAAATACCATTAATATTGAAAATAATAATAACAATAGTAATATTACGAATTATAAAAATAATAGTAACAATACATTGAATTGTGTAAATACTGATAACAATAGTAATACTACTAATTGTATAAATAATAATAACAATAGTAATACTACCAATTATGTAAATAATGATAATAATACTAAGTCTGATTATGTTAATATAAAATTATGTCAGGAAAGTGTTAATAACCAAAAAAATACATTATTTAAGTATAAAAATTATTATAAACATAGTTCATATATTTTTGTAAACAATAAAATATTTGAAAATATATTTGAAAATTATCAAAATATACTAATAAAATCAAATGAACCTATTGTATTTGCTATATGTATCTTAATTTATAAAAAATTTTTATATTTAAATGATTCCAAAAAAAACTTATTTATTAAAGAATTAAAATACATTATGGCTATAGATTTAGATAGAAAAAATTTATATGAAAAATATAAATACAATCATAAAAGATTTAAAAAAAGTGAATTTCAAAATGATCTTATTGAAAATAAAATTATGAATAATAATTATTTTTATATGTATATTGGTGATTATTTTAATATAAATATTATTTTTAAAGACAATGATCAAATTATATATTTTAATAATTATAATTCTAATAGATATTCTTTATTAATTATTAATTATGATAATGATATATATGTTCATTACAATTGTGATAAAACTAGCTTACTTTCTCACGAATTATGTATAAAAAATAATATTATAATTAATATTAATAAAAAAACTAATAATTATGGTAAATTAAAAATATCAGAATTACAAAATATTGCAAAAAGTAAAAATATAGATATAAAAAAACAGGGTAAAACAGGATTAATTAATAAAACTAAAAAAGATTTAATAAATGATCTAGATATATAAAACTAATAAGTTTTGTTTATAAATTATATTTAAACAAATTAATTAATTTTTTATTTTAATTCATTAAAAAAAATTGATGAAGATAATTCAAAATCATTTAAAATTAAAAGTCTAATTATACTATAATACCAAATGATAAATTTTAATGAAAATGAAATTCAAAAAATTAATTTATTTCATGAATTAAAAAAAAAATATAAAGAACGTGAATTAGAAATAATTTTTTCATCAATTAAACATAAAAATAGGTGTCCTATAACAAGAAATTCATTTATAAATATGCTTAAAACTATGAAAAATTCTTGTTGTCAAGATTCAGAAGATAAAGAATGGATAAAAAAAGAACAAACAACTTCATTAGATATACGTTTACATAGAACAAAAAACATTGATAATAATGACAATCTTAAAAATATAAGAATCACAATTATTGGAAGTGAAAATATTTCTATATATTGTAAATATAATAATATTAATAAAATTCCAAATGAATTTTTAGAAATTATGTATAAAAAATTTTCAATAATTTCGGATGAAGATAAAGATATATTGGATTTTACCAATACATCTGATAATTTTCAGAGAGGTTTAGCAATAGATATTGAAAATTATGACATTAGATTTACATTAAAAGATGAAATTTTATATAAAAAAGGATCATTTGTGTCAAATAATGTAAGATTAAAAAAAGAGGCAAATAATATCTGGAATGAAGTTAATAATAATTTAGATAATTATTTTAAAACTTTTAGATTAAAAAATAGATATTCTTTCATATCTACTACAACAAATATACAATTAGATCTCACAATTGTTCAAAGTTCTTTTGAAGATATAAATGGTAGAAATTTATCAATACCAGTAAAAGAATTTTTTGAATCAAAATTATTAGAGTCAGAAAAAAAATATGAAATAGAGTTAGAATTATCTGAAAATACTAATATACAAGATATTAATAAAAAAATTGAATTTGTTTTATCAAATATGAATAAATATCCATTAGTTATATCTAACAAAGAAGAAAATGATATTCTAAATATATATAAACTATTTATAAGAAATAATCTTGAAACTATTGCAAAAAATAAAATAACAATATTAGAGAATATTCAAAAAATAGAAACTAATAAAGAAAAAGAAAAAGAAATAGATGATTTAATTAATCAATGTAAAAAAATAGATGAACAATATTATAATAAAATTATAGAAAATAAATTACAATTATCAAGTGAAATTCTAGTTTTAAAAGAATTTCTTAATCATAAGAAATATAATAAAGATAATATTTTTAAGATAGGTCCAAAACCTATTACACTTAATATTTTTCATATCAATAAAAGTCAAGTTAATTCTATTATTAATAACAATTATACTGTCACTGATAAGGCTGACGGATTAGGAAAATATTTATATATTGTAGGAACGGATCATCTTCATTCTGATATAAAAAAAAATAAGAGTTTTTATTTAGATAATGAAAAATTACAAGAATATAATAAATATATAGGTAAAATATATTTGATAGATAATAATTTAAAGGTTTATTCCACGAATTTAAAAATAAGTCAAAGTAAAAATTATGGTAAATATTGTAATTCATTATTAAATGGTGAATTTATTGATAAAGATTTAAATAATAAAAATATATTTAAATATGTAGCATATGATATATATTTTAGATCAAACAATGATATAAAAAAATTACCTTTTATGTCACGTATTGATAACGTTGATACTAGACTAAATGAATTAATAAATTTACTAAAAGATAGCTCAAACGATTTTACAGTGGATACACATGAAAGATCTAGTTTAGAAATTAAAATAAAAGATTTTTATTTATATACAAAGGATTATGACCAGGATTCTAAAATATTTCATGATTCTAATATAGTTTGGAGTAAATTTAAAAATTCAGAAACAGAATATAAGTATGATGGATTAATATATACTCCTTCTGATCATCCAGTTGGATATGATAATAATAATTATAATTATGATTTAAATACAGGTAAAACCTGGGATTTAAATTTAAAATGGAAACCAGAACATGAAAATACTATTGACTTTTTATTAAAAGAAGAGAAAGATGAAATTGCAAATTACAATGATTATAAAATTAATCAATCTAATATTAAAACACAAACCGTTAAAGTCGGAAATGAAAAAAATATATATGAATATAAAACATACAATTTATATATAGGAAAAAATATAACAGAACACATTAATCATTGTAAAACACAAATTAATCCAAATTATAAAATTTATAATAAATATGAAGAGTCACGATATTTACCTACTATTTTTAAACCAACTAAACCATTTAATGATCAAGCATATATTGCTAAGTTAAAAATAGATTCTAAAAAAAAAAATGTTTATGGCAATAGATGGAATGAAAATATTAAATTTTCTGATATTCTTTTACAAGACGGTTCAGTTATAGAGAGACAGGGAGATTGGGAAATTACAGATGATATAATAACAGACGACACTATTGTTGAATTTTTGTATCAAAATTATGATATATCTGATGAAAGATATATTGATAATGAACATTTTAGATGGATACCTATAAGGACTAGACACGATAAAACTTATCAATATAAAAAAGCTATTTTAAAACAACAAAATATTTATAATGATTTAATGAAATATAGTAAATTAAAAATAGAAGAGATTGATCCATCTTTTTATAAAATTAATTTAAAACCAATTATAGATAAAGCTAAAATATCAAATATTAGTAACTCATCTAATGAATTTGAACACTTTAAAAATTTTAAAATAAATATAGATCAAATTAAGAAATATTTTCCTGATTACACATACATACCCTTAGATAGTCGCTCTCACGGTGTATCTATTAATTACGGTAATGATTTTAATACAGCTAATAGTAATTGGAATGTAATTCATAATCCTATAACTGAACACATGATAACTACTGGTAAAAACATACCTATAAGTGATGAATTTAATGAAGATGAAAAATATTATAGAAGAGATTTATCTCAAATTAGAGATAAATCTTTAACTATTAATTTACAAAATTTTCATAATAAAATAATTAAAAATGATCTTCTTTACACAAAGATATGCAATGCAATAAGAAATAATACATTGTCAGAATCTCAATATGATCAAAGCACTGAATCTAAAGATAAATATATATCATTACTTGATTTAGCTACAGGTAAAGGGGGTGATATACCTAAATGGATAAGTAATAATATTAATTTTATAGTAGGAATAGATATTTTTAAAAATAACATTTATGATGAAATAGATGGAGCATGTGTAAGAAGAAATAATTTAATAATTAAATCTAATAAAATAAAAAGAAAATATCCAGAAATATCTTTTCTTTTAGGTGATGTATCAAAAAATATTATAAATGGATCTGCATTTCCATCAAGTGATTTTATATCAACTGCATTATGGAATAAAATTTGGAATAACGATTCATTTAGTTATCAGAATAGAAAGTTTGATATTATTAGTATTATGTTTGCTATTCATTACTTTTTTAGCGATGAAGATAAATTAAATTCTCTTATTGAAAATATAGATCAAAATTTAAAACCAAATGGCTATTTAATAGGAACTTGTTTTGATGGAGAACAAATTTTTAATTATTTAAATGACATTAAATATAATGAATATAAAGAAGGAAGAATAGAAGATAATTTAATATGGAGAATAACAAAAAAATATTCAGATGAGTATTTTGAAAATAGTGAAAAATCGTTAGGCATGAAGATTGATGTTTATATTCGTTCTATAAATCAAGTAATTACTGAATATCTTGTTAATTTTGATTATTTTAAAAATAAATTAGAAGAAAAAGGTATTAAATTATTAACAAATGAGGAGGCAAAAAAATTAGATTTACCAATAGATAATAAAGAATATGTCTCACATGGATCATTTGAAATTGTATATAATAAAATTGAAAATTTATTAGAAAAAGTAAAAAAATTAAGTAGTGATGAAAGAAAAATAAGTAATTTAAATAAATATTTTATCTTTAAAAAAGAATATGATGTTAAAGTTTTTGCAGATCAAGTTGTTAAGAAAATACATGAAATTTATAATAAAGCTATTACTAATGTAAGAAATAATGATTTAAAAAAATGGATAATACCTTTAAGAAATTATGATAAAAAAAAAGAAGAAATTTTAAAATTAATCAAAGAATATTATTATGAAAAAAAAAAGATGATTGATGAAGCTTGGATAATAATAGATAAAAGTTTACATGAAGATTATATAAATAAAAAATTCAATAAAGATAGATCTGTTGAACAAGAAGATTCTGATAAAAAAAAAAGATCTTTTATTATAAAAAAAAAATAAAAATTAAAATCAATAAATAATTATTTTTTTATAATTATAATTGACTAAAAATACTTAAAACATAGTTATGTTTTTATTTATTAATGAATTCAATAAATAAGATGACTATTGATTTACTATCAAAACATTCTTTAGAATTAAATTGTAATCTTATGCCATTTCCTAAATTAAATATTAAAATATTGATAAAAAGTCAACCTGAAAATGTATTGTTAGATATTAGTTGTTTATTGGCTAAATATAAAAATCAAATAGAAAATGTAGAAAATCATAAAATTTGGGATTATTGTAAAAAATTAACAAATGATTTTGAAATGATTCATATAAATAATAGAAATAATCAAATTATGAATTTAGGTGTTGCTAATTATGATCCAATAAGTAGATCTTATTTTAAAATGTGGGAAATGATAAAAGATTTTAATTTAATTGATATTGATAATAAAAATATAAATGTATTTTGTTTAGCGGAAGGTCCTGGTGGATTTGTTGAAGCTATTTGTAATTATAGAAAATATTATTCAGAAAATAATAATGATAATATTAAATGTATGACTCTTAAACCATATAAGAATGATATACCTGGATGGAAAAAATCTTTTAAAATTTT